CTTTCACATAGATCATCTTGTCGTTCATGGTGATGTCCCATGCGTTGCCAACGACCTTGTGGACCTCGCCGCCCTTGGGATGGACCTCGTTGAATGTGCCGGAGCAGTGATACCAATGAAGCCGCTCTGAGCCGGGCGTATCGTCATATTCAATCACATGTCCAGCGGGCGACTCATAGACATGGTTGAACGGATACTTGGCGGCATATGCCGAAACCGGCTCCGCCCAGTATCCCGCGATGGCTGTCTCGGTGGATACGCGGCTGTTGTTCTTCTTGTTTACGATGGTGTACTGGACATTCTCCCCGCGGGCGAGGCGGTTGGTGTCAGGCTCACCCATGCGTGAGACCATGGGATAGACACCCTCCGGATCGGCGAACCCACGGCTTGTGTCAATCACGGGATTCTGCGGCAACTGGTTGGGCTTGAGACCCGCGTCGTTCTTGGTCTTGTCCAGAACCGAGACGATCTCTTTCTCCCTCTGCTTTACCATGTTGGCGGCATAGTCGGCGAACGCACCGCCGAACCCATATCCGAACGGCATGTCCTCCGGAGACGGCAGGGGGATGGTGATGGTGTTGATGCCACCGATGGTCCCCATGACCACTGGCTCCTGTCCGTTCAAGCCATCGCGGAAGAACCCCACCACCCAGCAACCTTGTAGCAGCCCGTTGGGAGACCATCCCTTGCCGCTGACGAACGGGTTGTTCGCGGGCATGAGAACCGCAGCCCAAGGAAGGCTGTCCGTGGGGATCGCCGCCTTGTCATCCGTATGCCACCCAAGCACACGCACACGCACACGCCCGAGACGAAGAGGATCGTAGATGTCCTCAACGACTCCTTGCCACCACACGAACCCGTTCTTTCCCATGAAGTCCGGCTTCATAGGTTCATGATTATGGACGCTCATTGTTCTCCCAACTGAAGTTGTGCCTTCTTCTGGTCGGCCAGCGGCTCGGCGAACGAGTCCCGCGAGAGGGTCATCGTCATCTTGTGCTCACGATCGGTGATCACATGGCGTATCGCCGTGATGAGATAGAAGCCCTTTAGGTAATCGTCTTCCCACTTGTCAATCTTCTTATTGAACTCCTTCACAACGGGAGTGTATTTCACCACGCTGCCGACCTTGACGGTAGTGTCGCCCCATACTTCAACCACCATGTTCATGGAGTTCATCTGGTTCAGCAACGACTGCCTCTTCAGCACCGTCTCGTTAGGATCGTGGACGGTGATCCCTGTCTTCGTGGTGAACGAGGAGTTGGGATACATCTTCATGTGGGCGTACGGTGCCGTGGAGTAGTTGTTCTTGCCTCGCGGCATGATCGGATTCTTGTTCAACGCCATGTTGCTGTCAAACTGGTCGTCGTAACTAAAGGTATCAAGCGTCCATTTCTTGGTCGTGAGGTCGTGGGTATAGATGGACGATGCCAGCATTCCCAATGCCTGCTGCTTTGCCTTGTCCGAAAAGTCCTGTATCTTGGCGAAGATGACATTCCGCATCTCGGTCGCCAACATCCTCTCGGACTCCTTGTTTCGGAAGCCTTCGGGGTAATTGGTGTAGTGGTGATACCTGTTCGGCAACTTGCCCATCTCCTTGAGGTCGCTCAAGGAAGTGAAGTGAAATCCTTCGGAGTTTTCGTAGAACACGAAGTCGCACTTGCGGGTGTCCGTCTCGGATCTTGCCCTATGGCACAGCCAGTTGATGGCGTATAGGGGACTCCAATAAGGTATGACATATGACCGCAGGTCAAAGGTTGGAGTGAATGTCCGAAGCGGTATCTTCTCCTCGCGATTCCTGTATGCGTACAGCCCTGCGGTAGCCGCACCCAAGATCGTCCCACCGGGGACGGGACTGAGTATACCAGTCGCAGCACCGGATGTGATGGCGGAATACACATCCGAGTAGTCGGTGTTGTCGCTCGCAAGGTACTCCTCGTATATGCTGCGGATCATGTCGGCGACCGACATGTTGGTGTATGCCTTGGAGACCTTGGTCTGCATGCTCTTGATGCCCTGCTCGGACATGAACTCAATGGTAACCATGAGTGCCGATTCCTGAGCCGTCTCTATGTACTTGGACACCTTGAAGGTGCGGAAGTTCAGGGTCACCGGCTTGTGATCCTCCGCCCCATCCAAGTAGTTCGGTGTGAAATACGAGATGCGGAGGGTCTCTGCCCCGATGATGGGGAAGTTCTTCACCAGGTTCATCGAGTCAACGATGGTGATGGACCCCGTCATGTAGTTGGAGAAGATGTCCTCGTACAGGATGAAGTTCTGGAACAGACCCTTGAGGCTCATCTCAAAGCCGTTGTATGACTTCAGGGTGATATCATCAATGATGACATCACCGGGCTTCTCCATGGTTCTATCATTTGTCGTTCCCATTATGTCACCGTGTTATCCACGATTCTGCGGAACTCTCTCAACACCACATCAATCAAGTCGCTTCGCATCATCTTGATGCGTCTCTTGGACTCGTTTTGGTTCAGTTCGTACTGGGCGTTCGTGACCACGAAGACATTCATGGTCTCGTCAATCTCCGGCTTTCTGACCACCGGTGTCTCCGAGTTGCCGAGCACATATGACTCAATCACCGTACACCACCCGAAGTCACCCGAACAAGTATCGCAGTTTGACGGAGACTTGAGGTGGTCGCATGTGTTGGTCCATGGGGACACCTCCTCCCCGTCCTCGTTCTCAAAGTGATGTATCGCCATCTTGTTCTCGTCGGTAAGCCGTACGAGACACGCTTTGCCCTTGGTCCCGTCCTTGGTCGTGAACAGAATGTCATAAACCAGACTAGCGTCCGTAGTGCTGTTCGGTCGGATTGCCTGCTGCCCCTCCCATTGCTTTCGGAATGTCCCGCTGACGGGCATCACGACCAGTTTCATGAGAGTCGGGTTCCACTCTTCCACTGTTCCTGTGGCAAGGACGGTGGTTCCATCCGATACATCAATCTGGGTGATCGTGCTTCCGACCTCAAAGTACGGCTTCCTCTGGTCAAGCAGGGCGTTCACCTTCTCGCTGTCAAAGCGGATGCTCGGCACATCAATGAACAACGCCTTCCTTCCGTTCCCGTAGATCTTCTCAACCTGATCGTCCAACTGGTCGTTGCTGAGGGGCCAACTGAAGTAAGGATCAATGATCTCATTGAACATGAGGATGATCCAGTGATAGTCGGACCTCCCGTACACACGCTCCGCCAGCGTCTCAGGTCTCTCGCCGTCTTGTATGGTGTAGTCAAGGAAGGTGGACTGCGAATCCTTTGTCGCGTCCAGAATGCGTACGCGCGTGAGGATATTCTTGGCAATCGTTGCGTTGCCATCCTCTATGCGATACGGGGTCTTGGGAATGAAGTCAAAGTATCCCACCTATTCCACTCCTTATGGCGAGTTGATGGTTCCCGGTGCAATCTCAAACCTGTCCTGCGTGAGGAGTTCCAACTCGTCAAAGTCCACCGAGAGGACGATCTTGGTCGGAGGAGATCCCAGTTGGTCGTATTGGAAGGTGGAGAACACACCGTCTTCGCCGTACTTGACGGACACGCTCTTTGCCACACATCTCATGATTCTGGGCAGGTATTGGTTCTCCGTGCCGTCATAGTTGCAGAAACGAATCTTGAACTCGGCGGGATAATCCAAAAACCTGCCCGCTCCCTCGGACCTACGCGGGTGTGCGTAGTACTTGAAGGTGTGGATTATCTCGTAGGCATTCGCCAGATCCTCGCGGTTCTTCGGGTAGAAAGTCCATGAGAAGGAGAAACTGCGACGATCAACCGCCTTGAACATGTGGACGGTCATTGGGTTGACCACCTGTCGCTGCGTGGCTTCGGAGAACGCCTGTAGCGTGCCTTCCTCAACCCCGACCGCCTCAGCCACCTTGCCCACCACCTTGCCCAGATTGGCCATACCGATCTGCTTGCCCAACTCCGCAGCAAGTTCCATGTTGCCTTCCGCCATGGCTTTACCCAACTGAAGCGGACCCAAGGAAGACATATCCTTGCTCTCATATGTGAATCCATATTTGGACTCAATAGCCGACGGCAGGTAGAGATAGAGTCTCTTGCCAGTGAACTTGGTTCCTCCCGCAAGACCAGTCTGCTCCTCGGTATACGAGAACTCGCCGGTTCCCTTGCCGCGAAGATCACCTGCCATGAGGGGGGTGACACTAGCATTCAGTATCTGGCTTCCTGCACCGACAAGAGCGGTTCCAGCCGTTTGGAGTCCACCCAGAGCCATGTCCAGAGGATCCCTCTCCTGACCATCGCCTGCTGTCTTGTTGGATTCAACGCTGCCTACTACTTTGTCTCCCAACTCCTTGACCACGGTAGTCCGTCTCGTACCCAGCACCTTGGAGTCGTTCTCCCAAATGTCAATCTGCATGACCGTCTGGTACTCCGGATTGAGACCAAGATCGGATGGGTATTTGGAATAGGACGGACCGAGGTTTCGGCGATTCATCTCCCTGAGCCTAGCCTCAAAGTTTCCGAATGTGCCGCGAGAAAAATCCAACCGCTTGATCGGGTTGGTGAAGGAATCCATGTAACCAAGTATGTTTTGCTTGTTGAACATGTCTCACCTATTTAGTGGTTGCCTGTCCATAAATAGGCAGAGGTGTCGGATGGGCAAGCAGGGTCCATACAAGGGCAAGTACATGCCGCGAAAACCAGAGAAGTACCGAGGCGATCCCTCACTGTGCTTCTATCGGTCGCTGTGGGAGCGTCGGATGATGGTATTCTGTGACGAGAACGACTCCGTCATTGAGTGGTCATCCGAAGAGGTCATCATTCCTTATATCTCCCCTCTGGATGGGAGAAGGCACCGATACTTCGTTGATTTCTGGGTCCGACTTCGGAAGCCTGATGGGTCTGTTGAGGAGTGCCTCATTGAGGTCAAACCCAAGAAACAAACCGTCAAACCCGAGATGCCAACGACCAAAAAAGTCTCCAAGTCAAAGGTCTATGAAATCCGAAACTGGATGATCAACTCCGCCAAATGGAGTGCTGCCGAGGACTATTGTGAGAATCGCGGGTGGCGGTTCCGCATCCTGACCGAGGACAACATCTTCGGAGCCAAGAAATGAGCAAGAGAGAAGTCCAGCAGTCTCTGAACAGGCTGGCCAAGACCGGCTTTTCGCTTGATGATGATCTGGCCACCGACTGGTTGGCCACCAACCTGTCCAAGATCAAGACGGGTATGCGGCAGAGCACCTTCATTGACAACTCAAAGACGCTCGCCAAGAACAAGTCCATCAAGCCGGGGATCATGGCGTTCTTCGGCTACAACCCAAAGACAAAAGATGACCTGCCTTTTTGGGACGAGTTCCCCGTGGTCATCATCCTGTGTCCGAAGGGGGCTGGGTTTCTGGGCTTGAACCTGCACTACCTGCCCCCCGGTTCCAGATCCGGCTTCCTGAACCAGTTGCTCAAGTATGTGAACGACAAGAACTGGGCCACCAATCCCCGTGCCGATGCTTTCTTCAACATTACCTACGCTATGCTGAAATCAGACCCCAAGTTGACCCCCTACAGGAAGTGCATCAAGAGGTACTACTACTCCAACATCGTGTCCAAGGTCGCGTTCATCCCGCAGACCGAGTGGAAGGCTGTTCCCTTCTTCCCGTTGGACCGCTTCAAGGGCATGCCAAAGAAGGATATATGGCGGCTCGCCTAATAGATAGTAATACGGAAAATGGCACTCTACGACCCCACAAATAACATCCATTCATGGAAGAAGCCTCAGCCGAGTTATTCCTCGCAGTACGCCCCCTCCTTCCCTGACACGGTCTACGGCACGATGCGGACATCGGGCTTCGCTTCCCCGAACCGCTACCTTGTGTTCTTGCTGCCGAACATCAATGTGCGGCAAGACCTCGGAATGCGGTTCGTGGAGGATACCTCCCGTCTGGCCATCACCTGCAAGAACATTGCCATACCCGAGATGGCATGGAACACCGCCGAGGAGAACTTCCTGCACGGCGGACCCTCACGCCTGTTCCCCTATCGCAAGAACACCGCCAACACGGCGGGGTTCAAGTTGTCGTACCACTGCGGTGCGGACATGTTTGAGAAGGAGTTTTTTCACGACTGGATTCACTACATCCAGAATCCCACCACCAAGCAGTTCCGGTTCTATGATGACTACGCAAAGGACAGCGAGGCGGTGGTTCTCCTCCTACCCAAGTTCATCCAGAACTTTGACCAAGCCATAGATGCATACTACAAGGGTTTGCTGACGGGCTTCCGTTTCACCGAGATATACCCCTACTCGTTCACGGTGAACGGCGGAACCCTATCGTCCGATGCCGCGACATCGCCCATGAGTGTTGATGTTGGCTTGATGTTCAGGGATATAGTCCCCCTTGGCATAGATTTCAGCGGCAAGCCGGTCGTTCCTGAGATCACCGACACGGGTTTCCCCCGCATAGAGCGTTCCACCGACATGGCTAGGTCTTTTGACGATGCCAGACGGAACCTCCAGAGCAGCGTGGACGAGATGAACGGGATGACCCGCCTGTCCAACCGCAAGTTCAACCAGCAGGCACTTGAACGCCGCAACCAGTTCGCCCAATACCTCCAGAACCTTGACGATTACAAGAACGGGAAGTATCCCATCGTCGGCGACGGACTGCCGAAGGCGGACAACGGGCTTCTCAACTACAACACGACCACCGGACTCCAACTCGGCCTCCAGTTGCTCCAGCAGACGCAGGGCTTCTTCGGGGCGGGTTATTTCGGCAACGGCTTCTACCCCTAATAGGAGATCATCATGTCACTTAGCAATGCGATCGCATCCCTTCCAAAGCATGAGGCAATCCTTCCCGCCTCCGGCATGCGAGTTGAATACCGCCCATTCATCGTCAAGGAGGAGAAGATCCTCCTTATGGCGGCGGAGACCCGTGACGAGGCAACCATCAACAATGCCGTGAGGGATGTCATCCTCGCGTGCACGGGCGGGAAGGTGGATGTCAACGCCGTCCCGCTAGTTGACATGGAGTACCTGTTCCTGCAACTTCGCAGCCGGTCGGTCGGCGAGACGACCAAGCCGATGGTCAAGTGCGAGAAGTGTGAGAAGGGCAACGAGGTCACGATCAACCTCAAGGAAATCCAACCGACCAAGAACCCCGCCCACACCCTGACCGTGGATCTGGTCGGCAACATCAAGGTTCAGATGAGATACCCGACCCTCAAGTCGGCAGCCAGCCTTCCGGAGGGAGACAACGACATCATCAAGACCTTCCTCCTGCTCGGCAAGTGCATAGACAAGGTGTTCGTCGGTGACACCGTGTATGTCGCCGACGAGATCTTTCTCTT